ATATGCGGCATAGGTGCCCCGTAAGGGGAGACCACAGCGAGTGACGGGGACTTTCCCTGAAGCGCTAAAGCAGGGCAGGACTGCAATGCCGCACCAAAAGCGGAGAGCCGCTGCCGTGGGCAAATGGCATAGCGCCTGCCCGGAAGTGCGGCTATACCGCTCAGAAGTGAGCTGTGGAAAAGACATTGCCACCTGCTGGCAAACTGTGTACCCCATGTTTGAGAGCTTCCAGAAGGCCGCATGGGAGGGGAAAGACTGTTACTGTAGCCAAGGGGTGGGGGCTGGTAGCAAAATTGATTTGAGGTGGTGACAATGGCTGCGCGTCTGACAGACCGGCAGAAAAAGAAAATACTGGCGGACTATGTGCAGACGAACAACTATTGCGCCACGGCTAAAATCAATGGCGTGTCCGCGACGACGGTTAAGAACCTTGTGCGGGCGAATGCCGACATTGTGGAAAAGTGCGAGCAAAAAAAGGAAGAGAACACCGCCGATGTATTAGCGTACATGGATAAGCACACAGAACTTGTGTGTTCGTTCATCGGCAAGGGGCTTGAAATGCTCAACGACCCTGAAAAACTGGCCGCGGCAAATCTCAGCCAGATCACAACGGCGATGGGGACGCTTATTGACAAGTGGGCGATGATTGGCGGCAGTCCTGCCGACACGGTGAGGGAAGATGCGCTCAGTCAGAGCCTAAAGGAAATGGCAAAGGAGCTTGAGAGCGATGATTGACCTTCGTTCGGGCGATTGTCTTGAATTGATGAAGAACATTCCTGATGGCTCGGTAGATTTGGTGTTGACTGACCCGCCGTATATGATTGAAACAGTTGGAGCGGGAATTTACAAGCAAGCAGATAAGCAATATGTCAAAAAACTTGACGGCATCAAAGACGGATTTGATGAAAAGGTGCTTGACGAAATTTGCAGGGTTATGAAGAAAATCAACGTGTACTTCTTTTGTAGCCAAAAGCAGATTATTTTGCTAATTGATTATTTTGTTAAAAAGAAGAATTGCAACTGGAATATTCTGTCTTGGCACAAGTCAAACCCCGTTCCTGCTTGTGGAAACAAATATTTGACCGACACAGAGTTTATTCTATTTTTCCGTGAAAAGGGTGTAAAGATTTATGGTAAGTATGAAACAAAGTTTACCTACTATGTCACGCCGCTAAATCAAAAGGATAAAAAGCAATATGGGCATCCAACAATAAAGCCAATTAAAATCCTGCAAAACTTGATTGTAAATAGCACCGCCGAAAATGGAGTTGTGCTTGATTGCTTTATGGGTAGCGGAAGCACGGGCGTTGCTTGTGTAAATACAAACCGCCGTTTTATTGGCATTGAGCTTGATGAGGGATATTTCAACACCGCAAAAAAGCGCATTAAAGAAGCGCAATCAAGAATTGAAACATGATTTCTAACAAACAGAAAAAAATCCTCGCATTTCCGTACAGCCGCTATGACGCGCTGATCTGTGACGGTGCTGTGCGTTCCGGCAAGACCTCCATCATGATGTGGGCGTTTGTCCGCTGGGCGATGGAAAATTTCAGTGGTCAGCGCTTCGGCGTGTGTGGCCGAACGGTGGACAGCTGCACCAAGAACATCATCGTGCCGTTTACGGCGATGAGCCTTGCCAAAGAGCGCTATATCATCCGCTGGCGGCGCGGTGACAAGGTCATGGAAGTGCGGTGCGGAGCCGTGACGAATTACTTTGAGGTGTTCGGCGGTAAGGACGAGGCCAGCTATACGCTGATTCAAGGCCGCACGCTGGCGGGGGTGCTGCTGGACGAGGTGGTGCTGATGCCGCGTTCGTTTGTGGAACAGGCGCTTGCGCGTTGTTCCGTTGACGGTGCGCGGTTGTGGTTCTCCTGTAACCCAGGCAGTCCACATCACTGGTTCTATCAGGAGTGGATCAAGCGAAGCCGTGAGCGCAATGCACTGTATCTACACTTTGAAATGACGGACAACCCCGGCCTGAGCAAGCGCACCCTCGAACGGTACGAGAATATGTATGCCGGTATATTTTATGACCGGTATGTGCGCGGCCTGTGGGTAGCGGCAGAGGGCATCGTTTATAAGGACTTTGCCAACGATACAGAAAAGTATTTGATCGGAGACCCTTTGGAGTGGGCCAAGCAAAACGGCACCAGCTTCTCAATCATTTCAATTGGCGTTGACTTCGGTGGTACAAAGTCCGCAACGAAATTTCAAGCCACCGGGATCACAAAAGATTTCCGTGTTGTGGCATTGGAAGAAGAATACATCAAAAACGAAGAGATTGACCCGAATGCATTAAACCGGCGTTTTGCTACGTTCTGCCAGCTGATAACGTCAAAGTATGGTTACAGCCAGACACGAGCGGATAGTGCGGAAACGGTGCTAATTCGGGGGTTAGATCATACCGCGCAAAAAATGCACCTCGGGACGCAGGTCAAGAATGCAATGAAACTGCAAATCACAGATAGAATTAGGCTTGTGGTGCTGCTAATGAAACAGGGGCGTTTTAAGGTTTCGCGCAACTGCCCGCATCTGATCGATGCAATGCAAACCGCGATTTATGATCCTGATAAATTTGAGGACGAGCGCTTGGATGACGGCACGTCCGACATCGACAGCTTGGATGCTTTTGAGTACAGCATTGAGCCTTATTACAAAGACCTGGAACGTGCCGGTCACATGATGGGACGGTGAAATAGTGAATATTCGGAGAGCATTAAAGGATCTCGGGTTTGACACGGTCGGCAATAAATTCTATTCCCTGATCGACCTGTGGAACGCGTGGTATAAGGGAAACGTTGAAGATTTCCACAGCTATACGGTGTGGAATGGGATTGAAGAGCTGGAGTGCCACCGGTATTCGGTGGGAATGGGAAAGAAAGTCTGCGAGGACTGGGCCAACCTCCTAATGAACGAGCGAGTCAACATCACGCTCGAAGGCAAACAGGAACAGGAATTTATCGATACTGTTTTTGCCGATAACAACTGGGAGGTCAAGGCTAACGAATCGCAGGAGCGCAAAGCGGCAGTAGGAACCGTTGCGTATGTGCCGGTGATGGAAGGCATGGGAATTAACCCAGATACGGCAGAAATCATTGACTCTGGCCGCATTCGCATCAACTACGTCAGCGCCTGGAACATCTACCCGCTTACGTGGGATAACGGCGTTATCCGCGAGTGTGCGTTCGCATCCACTCGGAAGGTCGATGACACAGAATATACTTACATCCAGGTGCACCGGCTGCGCAACGGCGAGTATGACATTGAGAACCATCTGTATGATGCGGAGGAAGTCCCGCTGGCCAGCGTGAAAGGGTTTGAGACAATTCCTCCGGTGATTCATACCGGCAGCGACAAGCCGCAGTTTGTAATTGACCGGCTGAACATTGCAAACTCTGACGAAAACAACCCGCTTGGCGTGGCTGCATTTGCCCACGCCATCGACCAGCTCAAGAGCGTTGACATCACCTATGATAGCTATGTGAACGAATTTGTGTTGGGCAAGAAGCGCATTGTGGTGCAGCCGGAGGCAACCCAGAGCATTGACGGTCGGCCAGTGTTTGATAAGCGTGAGACCGTTTATTATGTACTTCCGGAGGACAGAGGCGGCAACGGCAACATCTTGCAGCAGGTCGATATGTCGCTACGGACGGCGGAGTTTAACACCGGCATGCAAGATATGTTGAACATCCTGTCCAGCAAGTGCGGTTTTGGTGAGAACCATTACAAATTCAACCAGGGCAGCATCGCAACTGCCACGCAGGTCATCAGCGAAAACAGCACCCTGTTCCGCACGATCAAAAAACATGAAATTGTGCTTGAACAGGCAATCACAGAGTTGTGCCGGAGCTTGCTCCGCATGGGAAATCGGTACATGGGCGCATCCCTCAATGAGGACGTCCAGATCTCCATTGACTTTGACGATTCCATCATTGAGGACAAGGGTCAGGACTTTAACCGTGACGTGCAGCTTCTTAACGCTGGAATCATGAACGATTGGGAGTTCCGCATGCGGTGGATGAACGAGGACGAGGCGACCGCAAAGGCGGCGCTGCCGAAGATGCAGGATATAACCACAGAGGAAGAAACGGAGGTAGAGTGATGGGCGGTAGAGGCGGAGCAGGCGGCGGGCTTGGCGCTGGTGAAGCTGGGCGCGGGCGCGGAATGAGCCTTGCAAAATTTTTATCTCAGGAGGACATCAACAGAGCAAATGCGGCATCTGTTACAGACATGGGCGACATCATCAGGCGCACATTCGAGCGGAACGCCGCAGAGATCAACGGCTTAGAGCTTTCGGACAGTGAAAAGAAAGACGCTGTCCGCAAGATGGCAGAGTTGGCAACAACTGCCCTAAAAACGGCTGCTGGTGCAGTAAATCCGTATTCAAGCGGACCTGCAAGACTTACCACGGCACAGAAAACCGGCAGCGCAGCGGATAGGGCCGCAAGAGCGCGTGGCGAAATGGATGGGTATATGCGTAAACTACGCGACCAGTCCAGTGCAAACCGCAAGGCGGCAGAGAAAAAGGCGTTTTCAAATGCTTTTGTATCTGCGGCAAGGTCTGGCGCATTGGAGGTTACGGTAGACGGAAAGAAATATCGTCGCGCAAATAAGCGTAGCAATACGTGGCGGCCTGCATGATTAACTTTGAAAATCTTGACAAGTTCACATTCCTCGGCGTGGGCAAGTACGATATTCCGCAGATCGAGCCGGTCAAGGCATACCCACAAGGTGAGTTTGTCCCCGTGAATTACCATTACACAGCGAAAGACACGAAAAGCAAGATTGTGCATTTCTTTGTGGACGATTACCAATTTATTCGATATTGGAACACACCGGACAAGTATATTCCGAAACTGTCGCAGTTTTCGGCGGTGTGCGCGCCGGACTTCTCCACCTACACGGATATGCCGCTTGCGATGCAGATATACAACCACTATCGCAAGCATTGGTTGGCGGCGTACTGGCAAATGCACGGCATGACGGTTTATCCCTCTGTATCATGGAGCGATGAACGCAGTTACGATTGGTGCTTTGATGGTGATCCTGTTGGCGGGATAGTTGCGGTTAGTTCGGTAGGCACACAGCAGAACAAGGAAAGCAAGCGGCTGTTTCTGCGCGGCTACGAGGAAATGATGAAGCGGCTATCGCCGGAATGGGTGATATTCTATGGCAAAGTGCCGGAGGAATGCGACTGGAATGTGATCCGCGTGAAGCCGCATTACGATGAAATTGTGAAGCGGAGGAAAGCAAATGAAATATCCGTTTCAGCCGGAAATCCTTGATGCGCTGCCGGAAGAACTGGCAGAACTGTACCGTGGACTTGAGGACACGCTGCTGACGGAGATATGCTCTCGTCTAAAGCTGCGGGACGAGTTGAACGAGGTTACGGTGCAGGACATCAAGGCGCTGCGGGCGCACGGCATTGACCTCGAGGAAATCGAGAGAGCGATACGCAAGACTACGGGCATCAGTGAGCAGAAGCTCAAGAAGATACTGGACGATGTGGTAAAGCGCAACCAGCAGTATTATACCAGCGTCATCGACTTGGAACACATCACGCAGCCGGAAACGCTGGTAAGCATCGAGGACACCTGGGCCATATACCAGCAGACAAAGCGGGACTTGCGCAATATAACCCAATCAATGGGCTTTTTGGTGGACGCAGGGCGGACGATGCTCCCCCCTGCCAAAGCTTACCAATGGGCGCTTGATAACGCGGTGATGCAGGTGCAGAGCGGCGCTATCAACTACAAACAGGCCATCAAGACGGCAGTAAAGCAGCTTGCAGACAGCGGATTGAAAATAGTTGACTATGAAAGTGGCCATCGAGACCAAATCGATGTGGCGGCTCGGCGGGCGGTAATGACAGGCGTTTCCCAAATCTGCGCAAAATACACGGAGCAATCGGCAGAATATCTTGAGACACCATATTTCGAGGTTTCCGCCCATTCTGGCGCGCGTGATAAGCCGGGGCCGTCCCCGTGGTCAAGCCATAAGGACTGGCAAGGCAGGGTTTACAGTATTCGCGCAAATGACATTTACCCGAGCATCTACGAGGTGTGCGGACTGGGGGCCGTGGATGGTCTGGAAGGAGCCAACTGCCGCCACCGGCGCTTCCCCTGGGTCGAAGGTGTGTCTGAGCGCACCTATACCGATGAACAGCTTGCACATATTGATGATGGGCTTGGCTGCACATTTGATGGCAAGACCTACACCGCATATGAGGCCACACAGATGCAGCGACGCATAGAGCGTACCATACGAAAGCAAAAGCGTCTGAAAAACGCGTACAGCGTCGCGGGTCTGGAGGAAGATGCGACTGCGGCCAACATCAAACTGCGGCGATTAAACGCCAAATACAAGGCGTTCAGCGCGGCGGCGGGGCTGCCGGAGCAGCGGGAAAGGATGAAGGTGCTGTATGAGAATTAAAGCAAGAAGTTACGAAGGAATTGTGCTTGAACTTGACGGAGAAGTGCGAGTGATGCGTGATTACACCCGCGAGATTGCACGCGTGATCAAGTATCGGGTTGTAATTCTGTGCGATGATGGCGCAAAAGTTGAGCTTACGGATGTAAAACCAAAAGAAATTGAGGTAGTCAATGAACCGTGATGAAATGATACAGGCTATCGAAGCCATCTTGAAGCGTGGCAACAACGCAGAGGTGCGACGAAAAGGCGATGGGTATATCGTCTTGGAGGTCAAAAAAACAATCCAATACACTTCCGCGTAATTGGGCGCGGGAAAGGGCAATAGGAGCCAAATGCTGAGGAATTCTCGGTGGTTGGCTCTTTTGTTTTAAGTAAAACCCGCGAAGCACAGCGGTTTTTATAAAAACTATCGTCCGCGAAGAAACGCGGCCAAAGAAAAGGAGATAGTGTCATGGCACTTACACGCAAACTTTTGAAGGGTATGGGTCTCACCGATGAGCAGGTAGATACCATCATCGAAGCGCATACCGACACTGTGGACGGCCTAAAGGCGGATGTGACCCGCTACAAGGCCGATGCGGAGAAGCTGCCCGGCATCCAGAAGCAGTTGGATGATCTCAAGGCGGCAGGTGACGGCGGTTATAAGGAGAAGTACGAGAAGGAACACTCGGCTTTTGAAGCCTTTAAGACCGACATCACAGAAAAGGAAAGCAAGGCGGCAAAGGAAAAGGCTGTCCGGGCTTACTTTGAGAGCAAAAACATCACCGGCGCAAATCTCGACCTTGCCATGCGCGGATGCGGCGAGGAAATGTCTACCTTGGAGCTGGACGGCGAGAAGATCAAGGACACCAAGAGCCTTGACGCTCTCGTAGACGGCACTTATAAGAGCCTTGTTTCTAAGCCTGCTGTCCGGCTGGACATGGGCGCACGGCTCAACGAGGGCGGCAAGCCTATGACAAAGGACGAGATTATGAAAATCACCGACAGAACAGAGCGGCGCGCTGCAATCGCCGCAAATATGGATTTGTTTAGAAAGGAAGAATAAAAATGGCTGTTGATCCTAAGCTGATTAAGAAGGAAGATCTTGCCCGTGTTCGCGAGATCGAGTTTACCGAAATGTTCGGCTATTCCATCAAGAAGTTGATGGAGGCTCTGGGCGTTACCCGCAAGATTGCCAAGCAGGCCGGTACTGTGCTCAAGAGCTACAAGGCTACCGGAACTCTGGAAGACGGCGCTGTGGCCGAGGGCGAGACCATCCCTCTGAGCAAGTACAAGAC